CGGCCGCTGCCGGCGAGGGTGCTCCGCGCAAACCGGATGCCCATGCGTTACCAATGCCATAACGTCGCGCGCCGACTCGAGGCCGAGCCGGCAGGCGATCACGAGCAGCGTAAAGAGCAGCACGAGCAGCACGAAGCCGCCGGCGAGCCAAGCGACGAGGTCGCTCCGACGGATACGGACTAGCCGCCGCGACGGCTTCTCCGCTCGAAGCGTGCCCCGCGCGATCGCGCGCTCGATCGTTCGCACGCTCACCTTCGCCTGCTCGGCGGCCTCAACCTTCGTTAGCCACGTTTGCGGCACCGGCCTACCCCCTCTTGCACGTTTGCGACCTCTCCCGAAGTCGGCCGATCGTTACAGGCCGCTCGAGCTCCGTCGACGCGTGCCGTGCAAAGATTCCCGCAAAGAGCGAGAAAATCGTGCGAGGGCTCGCAAAAAATCTCATGCGACAGGATGCGACAGGATGCGACACAACGCGACAGGACGCGACAGGACGCGACAAAACCTCCGCAAATCTCGGAGCTCGAGGCCTGCTATACGGAGGGCCGATGCCGCGCGACCCGCTCAAGCTAAAGACGCTCGAAGAGGTCGAGCTCGTGACCGGCCTCGACCGCCTCGAGGTGCTCCGCGCGATCGGCGACGAGCGGCTACGCGTCGTATGGCTCGGCCTCAATCCCGCCGTGCCTGCCGGCGAGCTCGACCGCTTTGTCGACGAGCTCGAGCTCGAGGCGGCCGAGTGAACGCCGAGCAGGCAATGCTCGAGACGCTATGCGCGCAACTACGCCGCCGCGAGCCCGGCTTCGACTTCCGGCCGGCCGTGCAGCGGTCGACGCGGCCTCGAGCCGACGTCGCCGCGAAAGAGAATCTCGACCCGGCCCGCCGCCGGCGTGCCTCGCGGCGCGCGTGACACTATGACGGCGTCGACGCCGGACGCGATCAACTCGCGCCGATCCGCGACCGACTCCGGCCATACGTCGCCGGCCTTCACGAGCTCGAACGGCGACCCGCTCGCCGGCACCGTCCGCTCGAGCTCGAGCTCGGCCTCGGCGATCCTCTCGTCGACGCCGCGCAACCCGCGCAGCGCCGCCTCGGCGCCTAGTTGCACCGCATACTCGCCGCTCTCGAAAAGCAGCCGCTGCTCGCGCAACCCGGCAAGCCGCCGGTGCACCTCGTCGACGTCGACGCCCGACGCCGCGACGCGTTCGATCCGCTTCGACCGAACCCGCTCGCGGCACGCATCCTCGACGAACGCCTCGAGCACGGCCGCGCTAATCGACGCCGGCGCCGAACAGACACCGGCCGCGCTATGACGCCGACACTTATACGTCGCGCCGCCGCCGCCGCCGCTCGAGCTCTTCACGAGCGCGTAACCGCAAGACTTGCACCGAGCGATCGCGCCGGCGAGCAGCGCCGCCGTCGAGCCCGGCAGCGCACGCGGCTCGGGCCGAGCCCACAACGCCTGCACCGTGTCGAAGGTCGCACGGTCGACGATCGCCGGATGCGCGTCGGGCCGCACATACTTCTTACCGGCACGCGCCTCGCCGAGATAGACGCGATTCCGCAGGACCGAGTTAACCGTCTCGACCGTCCACCGGCCGCCGCCGGACGGGCCGCCCGGCACGAGCTCGTCGAGCAGCGCCGCAACCTCCGGCTTCGACGCGCCGCTCGCCCGGAGCTCGAACGCCCGCGTGATCGCCGGCGCCGTCTTCGCGTCGAGCTCGAGCGGCAAGCCGCGACCACGACGAACGTAGCCGGCCGGCACCTTCGCCGAGATATGCACGCCGCGCCCGATCACCGCGTTACGCTTCGCGTCGTCGACCCGCCGCGCATACGCCTTCCATTGCTCGCGGTGCATCGCCGCTTTGACGGCGAAGAGAAACTCGTGATCGCCCGTCGAGGTGTCGATACCGTCCGCGACGCAAACGAGCCGGATGCCGGCATCTTGGAAGGCCTGCCACACCTCGGACGTCTTAAGGCCGTTCTCGCGCGAGAGGCGAGACTGCTCTTCGACAATGATGCCGCCGGCCTCGCCGCGCTTGCACGCCTCGATCGCCTGCCCGAGCTCGCGGTCCTGCCACGTCTTCGAGCCCGAGACGCCGGCTTCGTACACCTCGCCGACGAGCTCGACGTCGTGCACCTTCGTCCATGCCTCGACCGCGAGCCGCTGCCGCTCGCGCGATATCTTCGGGTCTTCCTTGCTCGACTTGCGACCGTAGTGCAGCAAGCCGTCGCTTTTCCTGTTATGCATAGCGCACCTCTCTCTCTAGTGGTACATGCAATGGTAGCACGAGTGCTACTTCGGCGAGTACCGGCAAGCGGTGAGGGGATCGCGTGACGGCGCTCGTCGAGCTCGGCTACTCGTTCGGCCGTGCCGAAGCGCGCCGGCTTTACAGCGGCACGCCCGGCGTCGCCTTCCTGCTCGAGCTCGCCGGCTCGGCCCGCTACCACGGCCGGCAGCACGATTGGCCGCGTGACGCTCGCGGCTATTGGCTAGGCGTCGCGCGTGAGCTCCGCGCGATCGCCGCCGAGCTCGAGGTCGCCGCGTGACGGCCGTGCTCGCAGGGCTCGCGTGCGGCGCTTTCGTGCTCGCGGTCGTGCTCGTCGTCGTCGGCTTCCGGTGGCGCGCGACCGAGCGGCGCCGGCGCGATCAGCGCGAGCGTCGGCGGATAGCGCGCCGGCACGAAGACGACCGAACGCGCCGCCGGCTACGCCTACGCTTGCAGCCTCTCGGCCCGTCGCCGGCGGTCGGTAGAACCTCTCCCGGTCGGCCGCCGTGCAGGGCCGAGCTCGAGGCGAGCTCGTGAGCGCCGACCTACGTCTCGCCGGTATCGACGTCGCCGAGGCGCTCGACGCGATCGAGGCCTTCGACCGGCAAATCGGACAGTCGGACCATGTCGGCGACGTCGCTCAGGCCGTGCTACTCGTCGGCACGGCCGTCGTCTTCGCGATCCGCGAGCTCGGCCTTCGACTCGAGGCGATGAGCGAGTGACCTCGAGGCTCGTGCCCGTCACCCGCGACGAGGCTCGCCGCTTCGTCGCCGAGCATCACCGGCACGCCGGCCCGCCGGTCGGCGACGTCTTTCGCGTCGGCCTCGAGGTCGACGGCGAGCTCGTCGGCGTCGCGATCGCCGGCCGGCCGATCGCCCGTCTTATCGACGACGGCGTGACGCTCGAAATAACGCGTGTGTGTGTCCGCGACGACGTGCCGAATGGCTGCTCGCGCCTCTACGCCGCCGTGTGCCGGGCAGCGGCGGCGCTCGGCTACCTCCGCGTCTACACGTACACGCTCGAGGCCGAGCGGGGCTCGAGCGTCCGCGCTGCCGGCTTCGTGCTCGACCGTGACGTCGCGGCGCGTAAGACGTGGGCTCATTCGCGCCGGCCGCGTCACGACCTAAACCTCTTCGGCGAGGCGGCGCGTGACGTCGGGCCGAAACGGCGATGGGTCCGCGACCTCGAGGCGAGCTCGTGAGCTCGAGGCCGTCGGCGATCCTGCTCGGCGTCGCGCTGCTCGTCGTCGTGGCGGTCGCGGCCGCTCGAGCGCCGGCGTCCGGCCCGTCGCCGGACAGGGCGCCCGGCCCGTCGCCGGCGGTCGCCGAGGCGATCAACCTCGCGGCCGCGACCTACGGGCACGGCGAGGAACTATGGCGCAAGGCGAGGTGTGAGACGGCCGGCACCTTCGATCCGCGCTCGCGTAACCCGCGCGCCGTGGCGACGAAGTACGGGCCGGAGCACGCGTCCGGCCTCTTTCAGTTTTTGCCGTCGACGTGGCGGCAGACGCCTTACCGGCGCCTCTCGATTTGGTCGGCTTACGCGTCGGCTATGGCGGCAGGGTGGATGCACGCGCACGGCCGAGGCGGCGAGTGGTCGTGCCGATGAAGCCGCGCCACGTCGTCGCGTCCGCGACCGAATTCCACGAGTGGACGCGCACGCGGTTTCGTGGTCGTGGCTTCGTCTTTCAAGACGTCGACCTCTTCGCGAGCGATGCTCGCACCGGCTTTCGGCCGGCCGCGTTGGTCGAGCTCAAGCGGTCGTTTATTCCGGTCGACGAGTGGCGCCCGTTCGCCGACGATCGGCCGAACTACGCCGCGCTCGTCGAGCTCGCGAAGGCCGTCGGCCTACCCGTCTTCGTCGTCTACTTCGTGAAGGGTCGGCCGGTCGTCGACGCGTCGCCGCTCGCCGTCTTCCGGCTCGACGCGGCGCTGCCCGAGTACGAGCTCGAGCGCGAGCTAATGAGCGCCGGCGACTTCGCCGACCGTTTTCCGCTTCCGATCATCCGACCCGCCGACGTCTTTTGAAGGGGGCACCGTGAGCGAGAACGGGCAGCCGCTCGAGACGCCGACGCCGCCGGCGATCGTCCGGCGCAATCACGGACGCGGCCATAGCTACACGATCAACGGCGAGAAGATGCCGGGCGCGACGACCGTGCTCGGCGACGGCTACCCGAAGCCGGCTATCGCCCGGTGGGCCGCTCGGACGTGCGCGCAAGAGGTGCTCGACTTTTGGGACGAGCTCGGCGAGCTCCTACCGTCGGACCGGGCCGAGCGCGTCCGCACCGCACCGGACCGCGACCGCGATGCGGCCGCTCGCCGAGGGACCGAGGTGCACCGGCTCGCGCAACGCTTGCAGGCCGGCGACGAGGTCGAGGTGCCCGACGAGCTCGAGGGGCACGTCGACGCCTACCTTCGTTTCGCCGACGAGTGGCAGCCGCGCGAGCTCTTCGTCGAGGCGCCGGTCGCAAATCTCTCGTGGCGCTACTCGGGCACGCCCGATATCGTCGCCGACCTCGTCGACGGCTCGAGGTGGCTGCTCGACCTCAAGACGACCCGCTCGGGCATTTTCGCCGAGGCCGCCTTGCAGCTCGCCGCCTACCGTCACGCCGAATGGATACTCGACCCGGCGACCGGCGTCGTCGTGCCGATGCCGGCCGTCGACCGCGCCGGCGCCGTTTGGCTCAAGGCCGACCGAACCTATGAGCTCGTCGAGGTCGACGCCGGGCCGGAGACGTTCGAGATGTTTCTCTACGTGCTCGAGGTCGCGGGCTTTACGAAGCGCGACGACGTGATCGGCGAGCCGCTCAAGGTGCCGACCGCGTGATGCTCGAGGCGCTCGAGCAGCGGCTACGTGACCTCGCCGCCGTGCACCGCGAGCTCGTCTCGGAGCACCTCGCGCTCGCCGAGCGATGCCTGCTCGCCGGCGACGAGCTCGAACGCCTCGCCGACCGCCTATACGCCGAAGGGCAAGACGACCTCGTCTTGCTCGGAAGGGGGACCGTATGAAGCTAGTGCCGCAGGTGTCGCTATACGAGGCGACGCTCGAGAACCCGGAGCTCGAGGCCGCGCTCGAGGCTCGAGAGGTGACGAAGGCCGCCGCCGGCGCCGCGCGGAAGGCGCACGGCGACGCCGACGAGCACGCGAAGGGGCTCGTCGAGGCGCTCGACCTCGGCGACGGCGCGCCGGTACGCGTCGGCCGCTTCCTGCTCACCCGGAGGCCGGTCGCCGCCCGCTCGGTCGCGTTCGACACCGAGCCGACGACGCGGCTCACGATCCGAACACTCGACGAAGAGGGGGCAGCATGACGCTCGTGCCGATGCCGGCGCCGCCGGCGCACCGCGTGACGTGGGTCGAGGCGATGGAGCGCGGCAACGAGCTCGCCGAGCGCATCGCGAACACCGACTTTGTCCCGAAGGCGCTACGGGGCAACCCGCCGGCGATCCTCGCCGCGATCCTCTACGGCCACGAAATCGGCCTCGAGCCGATGCAATCGCTCTCGACCATTCACGTAATCGAGGGCCGGCCGACGCTCTCAGCGGAGGCGATGCGGTCGCTGATTCTCCGCGAGGGGCACGAGCTCGTGATCGAGGAAGCGACGCCGAACCGGGCGACCGTGGCCGGCAAGCGCGCCGGCGACTCGCGCACCTCGCGCGTGACGTGGACGCTCGACGACGCGAAGCGTGCCCGCATCGCCGGCCGGCCGAATTGGCAGGCCTACCCCCGGCAGATGCTCGTCGCGCGTGCGACGGCCGAGCTCGCGCGGCAACTCTTCGCCGACGTGATCCGAGGCTACGCCGCGACCGAAGAGGCTCGCGACGGCGACGTGATCGACGCCGAGGTCGTCGCCGACCAGGCGGCCGACCAGGCGGCCGAGACGAAGCCGAAGCCGGCGACGCGCCGGCGCTCGAGGGCGAGCTCGAGCTCGCCGCCGGCGCCGGACACGACGCCCGAGCCCGAGCCGCAACCCGCTCGAGTAAAACCGCCGCTACGGCCGCCGGGCGAACGCCTCGCCGACCCGCCGCTCGAGCCCGACGAGCCGCTCGAGACGATCGCCGGCCCGACACCGTTCGAGCCGCCGGCCGAGGCTAAAGGCTTCGAGCCGCCGGACCCCGACGCGCCCGAGCCCGAGCCGGCCGCGCCCGACCCGCCGAACCCTGCCGCTCTTCGGAAGATGTTTGCTCTCTTCGGCGAAAAGGGTCCGCACGAACGCGACGAGCGGCTCGCCTACTGCGAGCACGCCGTCGGCCGCAAGATCGACTCGTCGAATCAGCTAACCGCGCTCGACGTCACTCGCATAATCGAGGCGCTCGAGGCCGCCGGCGACCTACCGGCCGACGAGCAGGCGCTCGTCGACGAGGCACGCGACCTATTCAACGCGACCGAGGCCGAGCCGCCGCTCGAGCCCTAGCAGGAGGTGTCACCCGTGACCGACATACAGGCCGTGAGCACGATCACGCGAGCCGACGCCGCGCTCCGCGCGATCGCGAAGGCGACGAAGCGTATGCGGCAACTCGAGACGGACGCGCTCTCGACGTTCACCGAGTACGCCGCCGCGCAAGAGCACGGCCGCGAAGAGGGCTTTACGTTCGACCTCGAGCTCTCGCCCGGCCTCGCCGCCTACTTCTCCGATTGGAAGCAACGCAAGGCCGCCGCCGCCGGCCGTGAGCTCTCACGCGTCGAATGGCACCGCGCGCACGAGGCCGTCGCCGAGTAGCCGCAAGTGGTGCACACCCGAGACGCCGACTTCACGCTGCTACAAGGCGACGCGCTCGACGAGCTCCGGGCGCTGCCCGACGGCTCGGCCGCGTGCGTCGTGACCTCGCCGCCCTACCTCGACGCTCGACCCGAATACGACGCGCCGACCGCCGACGACTATGCGGCGATCTTCGTCGAGCTCGGCCGCGTCGTCACCGGCCCGATGCTATGGAACGTCGGCCGGCTATGGCGCGACGGCCTCGAGCGCCTATGGTGGCTCGACCTCGTCGAGCTCGCCGCCGGCGCAGGGTGGCAGCATTGGGATTCGCTCGTTTGGGTGAAACTCAACCCGAACCCGATACAGGGCCGAGCGGCGGCGAACGCTCACGAGTACGTGCTCGTTTTCGGCCGGCCCGGCGTCGCGCTTAACGAAGAGGCGCGCCGGCGTCCCTACGCCGAGGGCTCGGTCGAGCGGCTACGCCGCCGGTGGATCGCCTCGGTATCCGTGAAGGGTGACGGCGCCGAACGCTCGGGCGCGAGGCGCACCGAGCGGCGAGGCGAACGGCACGACGCGAACCCTGCCGGCGCTCGAGCTCCGTCCGTGATCGTTACCTCGACCGGCCGCGAGAAGGGCAATCCGCACCCGGCGCCGATGCCGCTCGCGCTCGCCGACGAGCTCGTCTTGCTCGGCTCGTGGGCGACGCAAGTCGTGCTCGACCCGTTCGCCGGCTCGGGCACGACGGCGCTCGCGGCGCGTCGGCTCGGCCGCCGGTCGGTCGCGATCGAGCTCAATCCCGACTATTGCGAGCTCGCCGCGACGCGCTTGCAGCAACAGGCGCTTTTTTCGTGACCGGCTCAGGATTCGGCGCCGACCGTTTCGGATGGCCGGACGACGCGCTCGCCGAGGTGCACACTCGTCGAGGGTGGACGGAGGCGGCGATCGAGCGGCTCGAGCTCACCTTCGACGCGTCGACCGGCGTCATCGGCTTCCCGCTCGTCGACGCGACCGGCGACACGCTCGGCGTCTTGCGCTACCTCCCGTATCCCGAGCAGCGCAACGGCAAGCGGAAAACGGAGCAGCCGGCCGGCGTCCCGAGGCAACTCTTCCCGCCGCCCGAAACGATCGGGCAAGACGCCGTCGAGCTCGTGCTCACCGAAGGCGAACCCGACCAAGTCGCCGCCGCCTCGGCCGGCTATACCGCCGTCGCCGTGCCCGGCGTCGAAGGGTGGAAGGCCGAATACGCCGGCCGCTTCGCCGGCCGCCGGTGGACCGTCTTCGTCGTCTTCGACGCCGACGCCGGCGGCCGCCGAGCTGCACACCGCGTCGCCGGCGACCTCGCCGCTGCCGGCGTCGACGCCCGAGTCGTCGACCTCGCACCCGAACGCGACGACGGCTACGACGTCACCGACTACCTACTCGAGTACGGCGGGCCGGCGTTCGGCACGCTGCTCGACGAGGCCGAGCCCTACGCGCCGGAGCTCGAGCCCGACGCCGACGCCGGCTACCGGCTCACCGTCCGCACCGCCGCGCAGATACTCGCGATCCCCGAGCCCGTCCGCGACCCGCTGCTCGGGCCGCTGCTCGACCGTGGCTACCGCACCGTCGTCGTCGGCGACACCGGCCACGGCAAAACGTCTTTCGCGTTGCAGATGCTCGGCGCCGTCGTCAAGGGCGAAACGATGCTCGGCTATGACGGCGCCGGCGCCGGCCCGGCGCTCGTCGTCGACCTCGAGCAAGGCCTACGCTCGATCAAGCGCGGCCTACGCGAAGCCGGCCTCGACGGACGCGACGACGTTCTCTATGTCACCGTGCCCGACGGGCTCGCGCTCGACCGCGACCCCGAACACCTCCGCGCGCTCGACGCCGTGCTCGCCGAGTACCGGCCGGCGCTGCTACTGCTCGACCCGTACTACAAGGCGCACCGCGCCGACGACCCGAACGCCGAACGGCCGATCATCGACCTAATGCGCGCGCTCGACGGCCTTCGCGCCGTCTACGACTTCGCGCTAATCCTGCCGGCGCACCCGCGCAAAGACGTCGCCGGCCGCGAAGGCGCCCGCAAGCTAACCGTGCACGACGTCGCCGGCTCAGGCGCCGCAACCCGAGGCGCCGAGATAGTGCTCGGCCTCGAGCGGCTCGGGCACGGCTACGCGCGTCTCCGCTACCTCAAGGACCGCGACGGCGACCTACCCGTCGGCGACCACGTCTCGATGCTCTACTCGAAAGACACCGGCTTTAGGCTCGACCCGAAGGATTCGACGAGCGACGAGTCGCTCGAGGCGAAGGTGCTCGAGGCCGGCCTGCCGTGGTCGACCGTGAAAGAGTGGCGCGTCGAGCTCGGCGTCCGCGAGGCGCAAGCGCGCCGCGTGCTCGACGCTCTCGTCGAGCGAGGCGAGCTCGCTTTTGCCGTCGGGCCGCCCGGCCGCAACGCGAACGCGAAGTGTTACTCAGGTGCTCCCGAGGCGTGGGAGCACACCGGAGCACAGGAGCAGTTTCCTCTCGAAACGGAGTGTGCTCCCGGTGCTCCGGGCTCTCTTAAGAGAGAGCCGGAAGCCGGAGCACCCGACGAGGCCGATGTGATCCGGGAGCACAACCTCGAGGCCGAGGCCGACTCGTGGACGTGATCGCCTTCACCGTGCACGGCGAGCCGGCGCCGCAGGGCTCGAAGACAGTCGGCCGGTCGAAGGCCGGCGCCGCCTTCGTCCGCGAAGACAACCCCGCCACCGGACCGTGGCGCAACGCCGTCACCGCCGCCGCCGTCGAGGCGATGGAAGGCCGGCCGCCGATCAGCGGGCCCGCGCGCCTCGAGGTCGACTTCGTCTTCGGCCGGCCGCGCTCGCACTACCGGACGGGCAAGCACGCCGGCGAGCTCAAGGCGTCGGCGTCGCACTACCGCGCCTCGAGGCCGGACGTCGATAAGCTCGTGCGCGCGGTCGGCGACGCGCTAGCCGGCGTCGTGCTTGTCGACGATGCGGCGATCGTCGAGCTCGTCGCTCGGAAGGTGTACGGCTCGCCGGCCGCGCACGTCTCGATCACGGAGCTCGCCGCGTGAATCGCGAGCTCGCTCTCGCTCGCGTTAACGCCGAGCTCGTGCTCGTCGAGCGGCTACTTCGTGCAGCCGTTGCCGCCGACGACGAGCTCGAGGCCGACCGCGCAGTCGAGGCGGCGCATCGACACTTGCGCGACGCGCTCGCGCTTGCAGCGGAATACGGGCGCGCCGCGTGACCGCGCAGCAATGGGTCGCGCTCGCTGTCGCCGCGCTCTTCGCGACGCTCGCCTTGATCGGGCTCGGCCGATGATCGCCGCCGGCATGATCGTCTACACCGCCGCCGTCGCAATCCTCGCGTGGCTCTTCGCCGCGCTGCTCGGGCTATGGCGATGAGCGGACACCTCGAGCCGGCCGAGTTTCGCCTCGAGCTCGTCGAGCTCTTGTCGCGAGCGATCCCGTTCGGCGACGACGACGACCTCGAGCAGCTTGCCGCGCTCGACGACGAGGTCGGCATCCCGACGTGCGCGCTCGTCGTCGTCGAGTGGCAGGCGTCGACCGGCCGCCGGTGGCTCTCGCGTATGGCGATCCGAGGCGACGGCGACGAGGCGCCGCCGTGGGTCCTTCGGATGCTCGCGCGTGAGGCGCTCGAGTGGGACGAGCACGACGCCGGCGGCGAGGGTGACGAGTGAGCGAGCTCGCGCTACGATCGAGCTCCGATGCCGCTCACCGCGAAGCAACGCAACGCGCTACCCGACTCGGCCTTCGTCTACCCGAAGGCGCGCAAGTATCCCGTCCCGACGAAGGCGCAAGCCAAGCGCGCCGGCATCGGCGAACGGCAGCGGCTCGGCCTGCACCGCAACGCGCTCAGCCGCTCGGCGCAACGCTCGACCTCGGGCACGCCGTCGAAGGTGCGCGCGGTCGTGCGCCGGCGCGCCGGCGGCAAGGTCGCGTCGGTACGTCGGCGAGCTCGGCCTCGGTCGACGACCGTGCTCGGCAAGCGGAGGCGGCGCGCGTGATGCCGCCGCGCCGCGAGTACCGCCTGCCGATCGGCGACATAGCTCTCGTCGTGATAGCCGTCTTCGTCGTGCTCGCCTACTTCCACGGATGGAACTAGGGCGCGAGCTCGACCGTGCCGTCGCCGGCGTGCTCGTCGCGACCGTCCGCCTCGTGGCCGGCGTGACCCGCGTCGCGTGCCGGCGCCTGCTCTTCGGCAAGAGGGGGGGGATCGATCCGCGTCGAGGCTTCGTGCTCGAAGGAGGGGGGGGGATCGTTGGCCGGACGCGTCGCGCGTGGAGAAGGGTACGTCGCTACTTCGGGCTCGGGCAGACGGGCACCGTCGACGAGCGGGGCAGGTCGGCGTGACCGGCGGCAGGGTGGCGACGACGTGACCGGCGGGCGCACGCCGACCGTGTGCTCGACGCCCGGCTGCCCGCGTCCGGTCGTGCGCGCCGGCCGCTGCTCGGCGCACGCGCCGAAGGCGTGGGCCGGCTCGAGTGAACGCAGGCGCGAGCTCGGCCTGCCGTCCGGCGGCGTGATGCAACGCGTCGGCCGCGTCGTGCGCGCTCGAGCTCGGCATCGGTGCGAGTCGTGCAGCCGGCGCGTCGCGCTCGGCGAAGGCTCAGTCGACCATCGCGTGCCGATCGGCGAAGGCGGCGCGACGATCGAGTCGAGCGCGGTCGACATAGCCGGCGCCCTAGGCAACCTCCGGCTTCTATGCGACGAGTGTCATCTCGAGAAGTCTCTCGCCGAGGCGGCTCGAGCCCGAGCTCTTCGATCGAGGGCGAGGGGGCAGGGGGCAGGCGGCCGTCGTCGACTCGGCGCCCGCGTGCTCGAGCTCGAAAAGAAAAAAGATTCTCGCGAGGTGGGGGGACCCCCCCCTGCGGAATTTTCTACAGGCCCGGTGGGCTCTGCTGCTCGAGGTGTGTACGCTCGAGAGGGTGGCGCGTGATGCTCTCGCAGAAGGTCGAGCAGGCCGCCGACGAGCTCGCGCAGGCTCTTCGAGCGGCGATCGACGGGCTCGACAAGATCGGCGACGAGAGGCCGCTTACCGGCGCCGAGCGCGAGCTCGTCGCGAACCTTCGCAACGCCGTCGACGAGTGGGATCGGCGGCCGTGACGGGCTCGGCGCGCACGGTTTGGCGGGTCGCCGGCGTCCCTGCCGGCGTCTTCGTGCTCGGCATCGGCCGCAAGGTGGAGCTCGAGGTTAGCGTCGGCTCGGCCGAGCCGGCGGTCGTCGCGGCGATCGAGACGGCGGCCGAGCGTGCCGGCGTCGTGCTCGAGCGCGTCGACGAGCACGGCGCGATGCTCGAGGCGTGGGAAGACTTCCGGGCGCGTGCCGACGCGATCGAGGCGAGGCGCGAGGCGAGGCGCGCGTGAGCGTGACGCTTCGCGAGCTCGAGCGGCTCAAGCGGCGCCGGCGGACGCTCGCGCTGCTCTCGATCGCGTGCGCGATCACCGGCGCCTTGTGCCTCGGGCTCGCCGCGTCGCGAGGTGGGCTCGAGCTCGTCGTCGCCGGCGTCGTGGGGCTGCTCGCGGCCGTCTACGCGCTCGTCGTCGTCGTCGAGTCGGGCCGCTAGTGCCGCCGCCGAAGGCGCCCGGTACGCGCCGGCGTCGCAACGCCGGACAAACGTCGTGGAAGACGTTTGCCGCTCGGCCGCTCACCGGCAAGGCGCCGCCGCTACCCTCGAGGCGGCCGTCGTGGTCGGCTTCGACTCGGGCATGGTGGCGGCGCGTGTGGCGCGCTCCTATGGCGGCCGCTTACCTCGAGGCCGACCTCGGCGCCTTGTATCGGCTCGCCGAGCTCGTCGAGCGGCAGGCTCGCGGCGAGCTCACCTCGTCGGAGCACGGCGCCGTGACGCAACTCGAGGACCGTTTCGGCCTCACGCCGAAGGCTCGGCAGCTTTTGCAATGGCAGGTTTTGGCGGCCGGCGAGGCGCCGGCGACCGTCGTCGCGCCGGCGAGCTCGAGCTCCGGGCAGCCGTCGAGCGTGCGGCGGCTTCGCGCGGTCGACCCGAAGGCGGCGTCGGCCTAGTGGCTCGGTGGAAGAAGAAGAAGCCGGCGCCGCTCGTCGACCCGGCGACGCTCGCCGCCGACGTCGAGCACGCGCTCGAGGGTGGCGCCGACGTCGTGCAGGCGGCGCGCAAGGTGCTCGAGTGGCTCGACGAGCTCGAGCTCGAGCAGGGCGCGTTATCGCCGGCAGCGGAGAACCTTCGCCGCTACTTTCACTCGGCCGTGCAGCAATGGGAAGAGCTCGCCGCCTCGGGGCTCGGGCCGTCGTCGTGATTCCGCGCTAATCTCGGGCCGAACCCGAAGAGACGAAAGGGGCAGCAAATGACAGTCGAAGTGGACGTCGAGCGGCAGGCCGTCGGCATCTCGTGGGACACCGACCTCGTGCAGGGCAAGGTCGTCACGCTCAAGGCCGAGAACGTCGCGAACGACGACGTGAGCACGCGAGGCGAAATGCCGAACGACGGGCACGCCGTGCTCACCTACCCGCAGAACTACCACGGCTCGAGTCTCGTCACCGTTCGCGGCAGCGAAGAGGGCGAAGACACCGGCACGATCACCGTCTAGGGTGAGCTCGAGCTCGGGCCGGCCGGCGAGGCGCTAAGGCGATGCCGTGGGCCGGCCCGAACTACCCCGGCGAGTTTCCGACGCTCGGCTACGCCGTCGCCGAGCTCATACAGGCGCGATGCGTCATACCCGACGGCGATCACGTCGGCGAGCCCTACGTGCTCACGAACGAAATGCTCCGCTTTTTGCTTTTCCACTACCGCGTCGACCCGGCGACCGGCCGCTTCGTCTACTCGCGCGGCTCGCAGCTCGTGAGGCCGCAGAAGTGGGGCAAGGCGCCGTTTACGGCGGCGATCGTTTGCGCCGAGGCCGACCCGGACGGGCCGGTCCTCTTCGCAGGGTGGGACGCTCGAGGCGAGCCGGTCGGCCGGCCGTGGTCGACGCCGTGGGTGCAGGTCGCCGCGAGCTCCGAGGATCAGACCGATAACGTTTGGCGGGCGCTCGTGCCGATGATCGAGCTCGGGCCGCTCGCGGCCGTGCTCGTCGACACCGGCGAGACTCGGATCAACCTTCCCGGCGGCGGCCGCATCGAGCCCGTGACCTCGAGCGCGCAGTCGAGGCTCGGGCAGCGGATCACGCTCGCCGTGCAAGATCAGACCGAGGGATGGACGGCGCGTAACGGCGGCCGCGCGCTCGCCGACACTCAGCGCCGCAACCTCGCCGGCATCGGCGGCCGCTTCCTCGAGTCGACTAACGCGTGGGACCCGACCGAAGAGTCGGTCGCGCAACAGACGGCCGAGGCCGGCGAGCCCGGCGTCTTCCACGACGACGTCGACGCCGGCGCCGGCAGCGTCCGCAACAAGCGCGAGCGGCGCCGGATGCTTAAGCGCGTCTACGGCGATTCGTGGTGGATTGACCTCGACCGGATCGACGAAGAGGTCGTCTCGCTGCTCGAGCGCGACCCGGCGCAGGCCGAACGGTATTTCTTGAATCGCAAGCGAGCGGCGGCAGATCACGCGTTCGACGTGGAACGCTTCGCCGAGCTCGAGCTCGAGCGCGAGGTGCCCGAGGGCGCCGTCGTCGTCGTCGGCGTCGACGGAGCTCGGTTTGCGGACGCGCTCGCGGTCGTCGCGACCGAGGTCGAGACGGGCTATCAATGGCCGCTAGGGATATGGGAGAGGCCGCCGAACGCGCCCGACGAGTACGAGCACCCGCTCGACGACGTCGACGAGGCCGTCGCCGACGCCGTCGAGCGTTTCGAGGTTTGGCGCGTCTACGTCGACCCGCAATGGATAGACAAGCTCGTCGACCTATGGCGTGGCCGGTACGGCGGCCGCGTCTTCGCGTGGCACACCTCGCGCGTCCGGCCGACCGCGTGGGCCGTCCGCTCTTACGCGCAGGCGATCAGCGCCGGCGACGTCTCACACTCGGGCGACGCTCACTTCGTTCGGCACGTCGCGAACGCGCGCCGGCGCACCGTGGCCGTCTTCGACGACGATCACCGCTCGCTCTTCGTGCTCTCGAAGGATCGGCCCGACTCGCCGAGGAAGATCGACGCGGCTATGGCGGCCGTCTTGTCGTGGGAGGCTCGAGGCGACGCGATCGCGGCCGGCGCCGAGGCGGTCGAGGTGCTCGCGCCGGCGCCGCTGCTCTCGTTCTAGCGGGGCTTCGAGACGAGGCCGATCGCGGTCGAGTAGGTCGTGCCGTCGGGCCGCCGGATGCGAGCGAAGTAGCCGGCGCCGGCGCGCGGCCGGACAATCTCGACAATCTCGACGAGCTCGCCGTCGCCGTGTTGGCAGCGGACGGCGTCGCCGAGCTCGAGGTCGTCTCGGCGAATGATCGTGCCGGCGTCGTCGCGAACGAGGCCGCTCATCGGGCGACCTCGACGAGCCGATCGGCGCTCGGCCGATCGGCGTCGTTAGCGATCGCGATGCCGAGCTCGACGCTCTCGACCGCGATGCCAAGAAATTTTGCGAGGTCCTCGACGGCCGCCTCGAACGAGATGCCGTCTTCGGCGACGAGGTCCCGCACGAGCAGCCGCATTGTGCGGCCGCGCTCGACGTGCAACGGAGTAACGATCATCTCAGCACCTTTCGTAGTAGTAGTCTCGCTCATGTCCATAGTGTAGACGAAGGCTCGGCCGGCCGTCGACTTATCTTGACGTTTTACGTAATGCTAACAACTAGACTCGACGGCGAGCTCGCGCTTTGGCTATACTCTAGACACAATGGAGACGACGAAAGGGCAGACAATGGGAAGCACGAAAACGAAAGCCGGATGGACGCTCGAGCAGCTTCGCGAGATTCTCGCGAGCGCCACGCTTCGCCGCGAAATCGCCGAGCGGCGCCGCCCGCCGAGCACCGCCGGCGGCAATCACACCGCGCGGCTCGCCGCGCAAGTCGAGCGAATGAAGGCGGCCGAGGCACGCGCCGCGAAAATGCTCGCCGACGCCGAGCTCGAGCTCGGCGTCGAGGCCGTCGGCTTTATCGCCTCTTATCACATCGACCACGCCTAACCCGAAAGGACACGGACCGATGCTTTACAACGTTCAGGACACCTACGGCGGCGCGACGCTGATGATCGTCGCCGCCGACGCGCCGATCGGCGCGCTCGACGCCTTCGCCGTCCGCGAAGGCTTCCCGCCTTACTCGGCGCTCGACGACGTGAGCGAATACACCTACACCGACGACGCCGGCCGGCTCGGCGCCGTCTTCACGAATCACGAGATAGTCGCCGTGCCCGTCGCGCTGCCCGTCCGCCCGCTCGGCGTCGGGCAGGCCGGCTACGGCGTCGTCGACGCCGCCGGCGTGACGCTCGTCGACGCCGCCGACTCGCCGAAGGCCGCGCTCGCCGAAGTCGCCGTCGAGCTCGTGCTCGACGCGCTGCCGGCCGACCCGACGGCGCCCGAGACGCTCGAGCTCGTCGAGGCCGCCGACCGCGCGCTCGCCGCCGGCCTCGGCGACGCCTACATCGGCAGCGTGCCCGAGGGCCGCGACTTCGTCGCCGACGGGCTCGAAGACAACGCCGTCGTGACCGATCGCCGCGAGCTCGCCGAGTACCTCGTCGACAACCTCACCGCCGAATGACGCGCGTCGAGAAGGCGGCCGCGAAGGCCGAGGCGGCGCAGGCCGAGCTCGAGCAGGCCGAGCTCGAGCAGGCCGCGCTCGCGCTCGTCGCAAGGGCAGCCGACAAGGTCGCCGTGCAGAAGTACGCGCTCGAGGTCGCGCAGGCCGAGCTCGAGCTCGAGCTCCGGTCGGCGAGCGAAGCCGGCCTCGCTCTTCGGCCGATCGCGAAGGCCGCCGGCGTCTCGCCCGAGTGGGCTCGGCAACTCATTGCGAAGGCCTAGTCGGTTTGCTACGATCGGCGCCGCCTCGCACATGAAACCGGGCTACGGCTCGGGAGAATGATCGAGGGGCAATGGGCTCGCTTCGGCGAGCCCGTCGCTTTTGCAGGGCTTTTCGCCTACACTCGAGCTCGTGAGCGTAATCGGGCAAGACGTCGGCCTAGACACCGTCGCCGGCGAGCTCGACCTCGAGGGGCTCGAGAAGCTACGCGACAAACTCGTCCGTAAGCTACGCCGGCAACGCGAAGACGCCGAGGCCTTCTACGATTGGTACCGCTGCCGGCAGCCGCCGCCGGATATGCCGCCGGCCGCCGACTACCGGCCCGCGTTCGAGCGGCTTCGCGCTATGGCACGCGGCGCGTGGGCGCGTCTCGTCGTCGACACGATCACCGAGCGGCTCAGCGTGCAAGGCGTGCAATCGACCGCCGGCGACGCCGCCGACGCCCGAGCGTGGAAGATGCTCGTCGACTCGAGGCTCGACTCGGATCAGCGCGACGTGCACACCGAGGCGCTCATCACCGGCGTCGGCTACGTGAGCGTGAGCGGCTCGGGCGACGCCGTCCGCGTCGTGCCCGAGACGTGCCTCGAGGTGACGCACCTCTCGGTCGCCGGCGACCGGCGCGTCGTCGACGCCGCGCTAAAGGTGCTGCCGCTCGGCGACGGCCGGTGGCTCGCCGAGGTTTACACGCCGACGCTTATCGCGTCGTGGGAGGCCGGCTACCGCGACGAGCACCGCTCGCCGCTCATCGACGGAGCTCGGGCGCCGTGGGACGCCGACGCGATCGTCGTGCCGAACGAGCTCGGCGTCGTGCCGATCGTCCCGTTTGAGAATCGCCCGACGACCGCGTCGCGCGGCCTCTCCGAGCTCGACGAGCTCGTGCCGATCATGCAGCGAATTCAAGAGCTCGAGCTCGCGAAGCTAATCGGCGTCTACGCCGTCACCTTCCCGCAGAAGTACGCGACCGGCCTCAAGGTCGACCGCGACCCGACGACCGGCGAGCCGATCAACCCGTTGCAGGGTGGGCCGATGCGGCTATGGATTTCGGAGAACGCCGATTCGCGGTTCGGCGCGATCCCCGGCGGCGATATCGGGCAGTACCTCCGCGCCGTCGACGACGAGGTCGCCGAGCTCGCCGCAATCTCGCGCGTGCCGTCGTACTACTTCGTGCAGTCGGACCTCGCGAACCCGCCGAGCGCCGAGTCGCTCGTGACCTCCGAGACAGGCCTCGTTACGAAGTGTCTCGATCGGCAAAACTCATTCGGCGAGTCGTGGGAGCAAGTCGTGCGGACGGCGAGCCGTGCCGCCGGCGACCTCGAGCTCGCCGACGACCTCGGCCTCGAGGTGCTATGGCATACGCCCGAGCGTCGTAATCCGGCCGTCGTCGCCGACGCCGCGACGAAGCTAGCGTCGGTCGACGTGCCGACCGAGGCCGTGTGGGCATTTCTCGGCTACTCGCCGCAGGCGATCGCGCGTATGCGCGTGCAGGCCGACGCGCAGGCGATCCGTGAGGCGGCCGCGCTCGCCGCCGCCGTGCCGGAAGTCGCGCCGGCGCCGCCGGCGGCGTGATCGCTCGCCCGGTCCTCGACACTCGGCACCGGCGCCGGCAGGCCGTGATCGCCGACGTCGTCGCAGCTCGGCTAGGCGCGCTGCTCGCGACAATGGCCGACCTCTCGCAAGACGCGCTCGTCGCCTACGTCGAGCAGGCCTATCCCGTCGTCGCCGGTGGGCAAACGGTCGCCGCCGACACCGCCGCCGCCTACGCTCGAGTGCTCGCCGACGGCCGCCGGCCGGCCCGCGCGCTCGACGTCGCCGGCGCGCTCACGAAGTCGGGCCGACTCGTCACGCCCGAGACGCCGTCGCTCGTCTCGCCGGTATTGCGAGCTCGGCACCTCGTCGCCGAGGGCTCGAGCTCCGCGCAGGCGGCCGTGACGGCCGCAAGCTATGCCGGGCAACTCTCGGCCGCCGACTTACAGGCGGCGATGCGCGTCGGCGTCGACGAGGGCGCGAAGGCGTCCGGCCTCGAGGTGCAGGGGTGGTCGAAGGGGCTCGGTCCCGAGGCGTGCGAGTGGTGCGTAGCGATTAGCGACGTCGTCTACGGCGACCCCGACTCGATCCCGTTTCACGACGGCGACCGATGCGGCGTCGAGCCGGCGCTCGACGACTCGGCGCCGTCGACGTTCGACGACTCCGATATTCCGTTCTAAGCGAAGGGGGCAGCAATGGCCGACGAAGAGCAGCACGACGACGAGCAGAACGACGAGCAGAACGACGACGAGCAGAACGACGACGGCGCCGAGGAAGAGCTCGAGGCGATCCGCTCGGACCCGGCGAGTGCGCGCAAGACGATCAAGGCGCTCTCGACCGAGGCCGGCGACTACCGGCGCAAGCTACGGAAGGCCGAGCTCGAGCTCGAGCGTGCGCGCACCGAGGGGCTCTCGGAGCAAGAGCGCGCCGTCGCCGAGGCCGAGCTCCGAGGCCGGCAAGAGGCCTCAGCCGAGCACGGCCGCAAGCTGCTCGAGGCGCAACTCCGCGCCGCCGCCGCCGGCAAATTGCAGGACCCCGGCGACGCGCTCCGCTACCTCGACCTCGAGGCGCTGCTCGACGAAGAGCTCGACGACCGCGAGCTCGCGAAGCGAGTCGACCGGCTCGTCGAGGACAAGCCCTATCTCGCGGTCGCGAACGGCGACGCCGGCGGCAAGCGCGTCGGCGTGCGCTCGCAGGGAGCTCGAACGGCGCCCGGCGGCACAAAAGAGGCCGACGCCGACGGCTCGGCGTGGCTTCGCAAGGCCGCCCGCAAGAGCGCCTAGCTTGCAGCCGGCCGGCTAGCGCGCTACTCTCGCCCTAGACGAGCCGGAGGCTCGCCGCTCAATCCGGCCGGAGGCCGGACGCCTATATCCCGTTTCGATTCCGCTAGGGAGGTGTCCGGCGCATGGCGACCGATTACGACAGTCTCATCCCGAGGGCAGTCTCGGACCAGCTTCTAAACGCCGTCACGCTCGACAGCGTCGCTCTTCGGCTCGGCACCGTGATTCGGATGCCGGAAGGGCTCGAGCAGTTTCCGACCGTCTCGGCGCTGCCGGCGGCAGGGTGGGTAAACCCGCGCATGGGTGGCCGCAAGCCGGCGACGACGATCGAGTGGTCGTCGCAGATGATCACGCCGGAAGAGGTCGCGTGCGCGCTCGCGATCCCGTCGGCCTTCGTCGACGACGCAGGCTTTCCGGTCTGGGACCAGGTAAAGCCGCTTGTCTCGTCGGCAATGGCGAAGGTGATCGACCTCGCGATTCTCTTCGGCACCGGCGAGCCGGCGACGTTCCCGCCGAACGGCGTGAGCGCCGGCGCCGTCGTCACCGGCGCCGACGCGCTCGAGGCGATCGATAAGGGCATGGCGAACCTCGAGGCGCAGGGATTCATCCCGAACGGCATCGCGTCGGGCACCGCGATCGGCTCGGCGATCCGCAAGGAATACCGCGCGCTCATGGTCACGCCCGAGTCGGCACCGTCGACAACCCTCTACGGCCTGCCGGTCGCGACCACGCCGGTTTGGCCGGCCTCGGCGGCAGGCGCCGTCGCGCCGGGCGACGCGATCGTCGGCGATTGGACGAAACTCATCATCGGGCTACGGCAAGACGTCCGATTCGAGACGTCCGACTCGGCGATCTTGCAGGACAACTCCGGCGCGATCATCGCAAACGCCTTCCAAAACGACCTAATTGCGATGCGCTGCTACATGAGGCTCGGCGCCGCAGTTGGGTCCGTCTTGAAGGCCGACGGCACCGCCGGCGACCCGTTCGTCAACGTCGATTGGACGGCGACTTAACGATGCCTCGCTCGATCACGGCTCGCCGCGCGCTCGCCGCTCGTCGGCGACGCGACGAGCTCGAGACGACCTCGACGAAGCCGGCCGCGACTCGCTCGCGGCCGGCAGCCGTCTCGTGGCCGTCACGGATCACGGTCGCCGAGCTCGACGAGCTCGCCGAGCTGCACGGCGTCGAGCTCGACCCCGACGCGACGAAGGCCGAAAAGCAAAAGACGCTCGAGGCCGCCGGCGTCGGGCCGAATGGAGGTGCGGACGAATGAGCAGCTACGCCGACCCCGGCGGCGTCTTCGAGTCGGACGCGCACCGGCGCGTGCTCGGACACCTGCCGCTGCCCGACGACGACGTCGCCGGCTTCTACGACCGAAACGAGTCGACGGCGGTCGAGCGCGTGCAGACCGACGCCGCGCTCGAGCTCGACGGCGACGAGGTCGAGTCGACTCTCTCCGACCTCGAGGCGTCCGGCTACGCGACGCAGGCGGCCGAAGGGTGGCAAATGACGGCGGCAGGCCTCGAGGCCTTGCAGGCCGGCCCGGCCGACGACGACGCCGAAGAGGTGAGCGAGTAATGCGGCTCACACTCGACGACCTCATCGAGTTCATGCCGGGCTTTTCCGACTATTGGGAGAACGCCGTGCTCGACGGGTCCTTCGGCGACCCGACGACGCCGACGATCACGTCCGTCTACCTCGCGCTTACGACCGTCGTGCCCGACGACACGAAGACGGGCGCGTCGCTCACCGAGGCCGGCTACACCGGCTACGCCCGCGCGCAAGTACCGGCGGCGAGCATGAGCGCGGCAGCGGCGGGCTCGAAGACGAATAGCTCGGCCGTCACCTTCGCCGCGTGCACCGCAGGCACGTCGACCGTAATCGGATGGGCGCTATGCGACGCGCTCTCCGGCGGCAACGTGATCCTTTGGGGCACCTGCACCTCGACCGTAATCTCGACGACGCAGACGCCGGCGACGATCGCGGTCGGCGGGCTCGTCGCGACGCTCGACTAAGGCCGGCGAGTGGCCTCGCCGGTCGCGCAGACGCCGCTCGCGACAGCGTTTACGTCGTCTAACGCGTGGAATGTCCCGCTGCCGGCAGGGAGCTCGGCGGCGGGCGATTTGCTGCTCATTTTCGCCCGTATCGCCGGCGCCTCGGGCGCCGTCTCGCCGCCGAGCGGCTTCGTCTCGCTTCTCAGCGATTCGTCGGACGCGAGCGACGACGTGACGCTCGTGCTTTGGAAGAAGGCGACCGGCGGCGAGTCGGGCACCGTGCTGCTCTCGTTCGCGACCGCGCAGAAAGGCGTCGCGATCGTCTACCGGATCAGCGGCAACGCCGACCCGGCCGTCCGGCCGCCCGAGGCGGCGCTCGCGATCTTCACGACCGCCGCGAACGCCGGCAACCCGCCGGCGCTCTCGCCGGCCGGCGGCAGCAAGGACTACCTCGCCGTCGCCTTCGTCGCCTTCGACGGCGTCGGCACCGTATCGGCCGCGCCGTCGGGCTACTCGGGGCTCGCGACGAACGCGAGCAGCGGCGCGTCGGCCGCGACGAACGCTCGAGCCGCGAGCGCCGCGCTTCAAACGACCGCGCTCAGCGTCGACCCCGGCGCGTTCACTCATACCGCCGCCTCGACCGGCGGCACCGCGATCACCGTCGCCGTGCACCCTGTCGGCGTCGTCGCCGCCACCGTGCCGCTACAAGCGGCGCCCGTCACGGCCGGTGGGACGCTCGCGGTCGGCGTGCCGGAGAAAGGCGGAATCGACGCCTATACCGTCGTGATGTTGCATTGCGACGGCGCCGACGGCTCGCAAACCTTCGTCGACTCGTCGCCGAACCCTCACCCGTTTACCGCGCCCGGCACGCCTGCCGATACCTCGATTTCGACGGCTCACTCGAAATTCGGCGGCGCGTCGGCGCATTTCGCCTACACGGGCGCCGCCTACATTTACACGCCGCACAACCCCGACCTCGAGCTCGGCTCGGGCGATTGGACGATCGACTTTTGGACCTACCACGAGGACCTCCCGACGGCCGTCGTCTACTTCGGCAAGTACGACCAATGGAACCCGCGCAGCTATCGGCTTATGTGGAATTACTGGGCCGGCACGTTTTCGTTCGACTACACGCCCGACGGCACGACAAACGTGCAGATCAACGGCAACGCCGCCTTTACGCCGCCGGTCGGCCGCGACTACCACGTCGCGGTCGAGCGGCTCCGCAACGTGCTCAAGTTTTTCGTCGACGGCGTGCAACTCGGCACCGATCAGGCGATAACCGGCCCGATCGGACCGTCGACGGCGAATCTAATGATTTGTAACGAAGACACCTATGCGCGCTATCCGCTCGTCGGCTACCTCGACGAGTTTCGTATCTCGGTCGGCGTCGCGCGGTGGGCCGGCAACTTCTCGCCGCCGATCAGCGCCTATAAGCCGGTCGTACCGCTCGGCTCGCTCAATCCGGCCGTGGCCGTGGCCGGCGCGACGCTCGCGATCAGCGTGCCGGCGGCCGTCGCGCTCAACGCGAGCGCCGCCGTCTCGAGCTCGGCGCTCGCGCTCAAGGCGGCGCCGCAAGTCGCGCTCGCGACGAGCTCGGCCTCGAGCTCCGCGACGCTCGCGCTACGGGCGCCGGCGCTCGTGCCGCTCTCGTCGGCTGCCGCGCAAAGCGCCGCGACGCTCGCGCTCACGGCGACGCCGAAGATCAGCGGCACCGCGCCGGCGACGTCGGGCGCGACGCTCGCGCTCGTCGTGCCGGCAGGCGTGCCGCTCGCCTCGAGCCCGGCGACCTCGAGCGCGACGCTCGCCGTCTCGATCCCGTCGGCCGCCGTCACCGTGCCGCTCGCGACGAGCGCCGCCTCGAGCTCCGCGACGGTCGCGCTCAGGGCGCCGACGACCGTGCCGCTCGCCTCGAGCGCCGCGAGCTCGGCCGCGACGCTCACGCTCTCAGCGCCGGCGAAGATCACGCTCGCCTCGAGCGCCGTCTCGAGCGCGACGCTCACGCTCACGACGGCCGTCGTCGTGCAACTCGCCTCGAGCCCGGCGACCTCGGCCGCTTCGGTCGCGCTCACGGCGCCGGCGCGCATCACGCTCGCCTCGAGCGCCGCCTCGAGCGCGACGCTCACGCTCACGGCGCCGGCGAAGGTCCTACTCGCCTCGAGCTCGGCGAGCTCGGGCGCGACGCTCGCGCTCGCCGTGACGTCCGTGCCGACGATCGGCGCGACGGCGGCGGCGACCTCGAGCGGCTCGCTCGCGCTCAGCGCGCCGACCCGCGTCACACTCGGCTCGAGCTCGGCCGTCTCGAGCGCGATGCTCTTCGTCGCGACGTCGAACGTGCCGCTCATCAGCGCCACGGCGGCGGCGCTCTCGAGCTCGTCGCTCGCGCTCACGGCGCCGACAAGGCTCACGCTCACCTCGGCGGCCGTCTCGACCTCGACGCTCGCGCTTACAGCGCGGCCGGCGCTCGTGCTCGGCGCGAGCTCGGCGACGTCGACCGCGACGCTCACGCTCGGCGCGCCGGCGCTCGTCGCGCTCAGCACCGCGACCGCGCTCTCGGGCGCGACGCTCGCGACCCGCGTGCCGGTCGTGATTCCGCTCGGCGCGAGCGCCGCCGTCTCGACGAGCACGCTCGCGGTCGCCGTGCCGTTTGCGCCGCCGCTCGGGCCGCTCGAGGTCGTCGGGCCGATCCTCTCGACCGGCGCCGTCGTGCCGATGCTCGTGCTCGGCGCCGTCGCGACGCTCTCGACGACGGTCGCGCTCGCCGCGACGTGGGCGAGCGGCGCGACCGGCACCTCGACCGTGACCGGCGCCGAGCAGCCGGCCGACACCGGCGCCGTGGAGCTCGTGACACCGTGACGACGCCGGCGCCCTATCAGATCAAGCAAAACGACACGCGGCCGGTTTACGCCGTGCAGCTACTCGACCGATTCGGCACGCCGACGCAGACGCCGCTCGACCTCACGAACGCGACCCGCGTCAAATTCAAGATGCGGAAGTCGGGCACGAGCGGCGTGCCGAAGGTCGACGTCGATATGACGATTACCGACCGGACGACGGGCAAGTGTGAGCACGTTTGGGCGCCGACCGACCTCGACACCGTCGGCAGCTATGACGTCGAATTCGAGATTACGTGGGCCGACGCCGGCGTCGAGACGGTCCCTAACGCCGGCTATCTCACCGTGAAAGTGGTCGATGACCTCGACGCCTAATCCCGAGTACGTGCGCGGCTCGGAGGCTACGCCGCAGGCGGCCGGCGGGCTCGTGCTCACCGCGACCGCCGACCCGGACTACGTCGGCCGCGTTCATTTCACGCTCACCGGCACCGTTAGCCAAGCGACTTTCGATTTCGACGACGGCTATCCGCCCGAGCAGCGCGGAAACGACGGTATCGAGGACCCGCTCGTCTTCGACTACTCCTACGACGCCGTCCCGGCGACTTACGAGGTTCGCGCGTGGACGGCGACGCAGGCCGCCGCGAGCGCGACCGTGGTCGTCGCCGGCGGCGAGACGCCCGGCGTGGCCGTGATCGTTTCGCCGGCCGAGCTCGAGGCGCTGCTCGAGCTCAGCGCGGAAGAGGCCGTCCGCGTCTCGGCGCTCGTGCAACTCACGATTACCGCCTACATATGGCCGAACACCGTGCCCGACCCGGTCCCGCCGCCGATGCACGCCGTCGGCCTCGCGCTCGCCGCACGCTTCGCCGGCGCCGAGCTCACGAAGGCCGGCTCGATCGTCGGCGAGACGGTCGGCAGCTACTCCTACCGGCTCGCGTCGCCGCTCACCTTCGACAACGTCGTGACCGTGCTCGGCGACCTCGCCGACGCGCTCGCGCCGTGGGCGCCACGGCATAGCGGCGTCTACACGCTCGACGTCTCGCCGTCGGAGCTCGAGGCGTGGCCGGTCGATTGGTGGCAGCGCGACCTCGACCGAATCTACGAGGGCACGTTTTGAGCCGGATCGATCACCTTCTAACGATCCCCTGCTCGCTCGTGCGGCGCGTCTACGACGAGACGCCCGACGACGCCGGCGTGCAGCCGGCCGTCGAGACGATCGTCGACGGCGTGCTATGCGAGCTGCAACAGGCCGGCAGCCGCGAAGACTCGACCGGCTCGGTTCAGATCACGACCTACCGCGTCTTCCTCGCCGCCGGCACGCCGCTAAGAGGGTGGGACGCCGTCCGGCTCACCGACACCGGCGAGGTGCTCGAGCTCGACGGCGACGCGTTCGCGCCGCGCTCGCCGCTCACCGGCGACTCGCACGTCGAGGCGATCGCCGTCCGTACCGACTATGGAGAGGCGGCCGCATAGTGGCGACTCAGCAAGAGCTCGAGGCCTCGGCCGGCAAGCACGCCCGCGCGACGTCGTGGTCGTGGGACCGCTACCTCGCCGAGATTCGGAAAAACCCGAACTACAAGTACCAGGGCACCGAGTGGTACAAGGCCGGCCTCGACCTCGAGAAGACGAAGTCGAGCTCGCCGCCGAGCCCGACGACGCCGCCGACGACGCCGCCGCCGGCGAGCTCCCTCGCGCAAATGTCGCTCCGCATGATCTTTTGCGCGCAACGCTCCGAGGCCGCGCTCGGCGCGCCGCACGGTATGCCGGTCGCGCTCACGGCCGACCCGTCATACGCGCAATGGGCGACGCCGGCGATCGTCGCCGACCTCCGCGCGCAGGGCCGGAAGGTCTACTCGTGGGGGGTGCAGACGCAGATACCGCCGTCGGCGATCACCGGGCTACGTGACCGGCTCGGCCTCGACGGCGCGATCGGGCAGGGCGAGACGGCCGACGAATACACGACCGCGATGCAAGCCGGCTTCGGCATCATCGTCGCGAACCCTAATTCGTGGTCGGACGCTCAGCGCGCCGACGCGAATCGCCGCATCGCGAAGGGCGAGCTCGCCGTCATAGGCGAGTGCTACACGAACCTCGGCGGGCCGTGGCCGAAGGATTACTCGGCCGGCGGCGTCAACGTCTCGAGCCTATGCCTCGGCGTCTATGACGGCTCACGCGAGCAGCCGGGCTCAGGGTGGAATCCGAGCGTCGCCGCCTACAAGGCGAACACGCCGCCGGCGATCTTCGCGACGGCCGGCGTCTATCACGCCGCCGGCGTCGACCCGTCCGAGTGGGGGCTCTTCGCGTAATGCCGGGCGCCTTTATCCCGTCGCCGGACGCCGTCGACACCGTGCAAGAGCTCGGCAAGCCGGGCCTACGGCCGGCCGCCGACGCGATCGCGTCGACGATTCCCGCCTACGTGCCGGTGCATCACGGCGTGATGCAGCGCCTCTACAAGACGACGGTCGTCGAGCAGGAGAAGGCGGCGCGCGTCTACGTCGGCTCGCCGTTTTGGCATTGGCTCGAGTACGGCACGCAATACAACGCGGCCTATCGGCCGGTCGAGTCGGCCGTGCACGCCGTCGGCCTCAGATACGAGGCGCACTAGTGCGCGTGCCGATCCTGCCGGACGTCTCGAGGCTCGTCTCGGCCTACCTTCGCACCGTGCCCGAAGTGGTCGCGCTCGTCGGCGGCCGCGTCTACACCGCGTTTCCGAAGCAAGTCGCGAAGAGCTCGAGTTTTGTGCTCGTGCAAAGGATCGGCGGTCCTCCGGTCCTTTCGCTGCCGCTCGTGCTCGATAACGCCGTCTTGCAACTCGACGCTTACGGAGGGCCGCAGGCCGCCGCGCACGAGCTCGTCGCGACGTGCCGCGCGGCTCTCTCCGAGCTCGAGGGCGAGCAGCCGAACGCCGGCGGCAACGTGACCGGCGTCGTCATAGGCGCATTGCGGTACGTGCCCGACGAGACATACAAGCCGCCGAGGCCGCGATACGTCTCCGACCTCGAGGTGTACGTCAAACCCGCCGGCGAGCTCTTCGCCGGCGTCACCGCCGGCGCTGCCGGCAGATAGGGAGGGTCCTCTCATGGCAGGACAGAACGCTTCGCACGTCGTCGTCGCCGGCACCGGCGCCGTCTACGTCGCGCCCGAATTGACGCCGATGCCGTCCGACCTCGTCACGCCGCTACCGGCCGCGTGGAAGGACATTGGCTACATCTCCGAAGACGGCGTCACCTTCACCTTCTCGCGCGAGCAGGAAGACGTGATGGCGTGGCAGGTGTCGACCCCGGTCCGCATCCTCGTCACAAACGAGCCGATCACGGTCGAGTACGAGCTCGAGCAGATCGACCGCGACACCGTCATGCTCGCCTTCCGAGGCGGCGCGTTCGCCGGCTCGACGGCGCCTTTCACCTACACGCCGCCGGCGGCCGGCGCGAGCGACGTCCGCGCGATGGTCGTCGACGCGAAAGACGGCAATTACACGTTCCGTTTCTGCTTCTCGCGCCTGCAAATCAGCGACGACGTCGCGATGCAGCTACTCCGCTCCGACATCATGCGGCTACCGCTCAAATTCAACGTGCTCGCCGCCACGCCGAAGTGGTCGGTTATCTCGGATCATCCTTCCTTCTCGGTCGCCGGCCTGCTCATGGCCGACGAGCAGGCGGCGAAGGAAGCCGACACGAAGAGCAAGGCGGCCTAGTGATATGCCGCGCATCGACGTCGCGCTCGTCTACTCGGACGGGCGCAAGGAGGTCGTGAGCGTCGGCCGGCCGGCCGACCTCATCGCCTTCGCAGACAAATTCGACAAGGCCGCGCCGAGCGAGCCCTACGCGATCTTCGAGCTCGCGTGGCTCGCTCACCGCGCGCTTAAGATCGAGACGCCGATCGAGGCGTGGGTCGACGAGCTCGACGACTTGATCGGCGCCGACGACGCCGTCGACGCGATTAAGGCCGAGCTCGAGAAGGGCCCTACCGGCGCCGCCGACGACAAGGCGGCACCGAAGGCAGCGGCGGCGCTCAAGGTCGAGACGCCGGCGACCTCGAGAGGGATCGCGTCGCACGCGTGAGCGCGCAGCTCGGAATCGACCCGGCCGGCCTGCTCGAGCTCGAAGGGCGAATGTTTGACGCGCTCGAGCGGGCCGCCGGCAAGCGGTGGACGATCGCCGACGAGCTCGCCGCGCAGGCGCTCGAGCTCGCCCACGTCCACTACGTCGCCTTCCTCGCGTCGTGCGGCGTGAAAGGCGCCAAGCTACCGGCGGCGCTACGCGTGCCGCGACCGGACGCCGACGACGGCAGCGGCTTCGAGAAGCCGCGCGTGCTCTCGCCGGCAGACTTCGTCGCCGAGTTCGGGCCGAGCTCCTCCTCGGGCTCGAGCTCGGCGGCGTCGCCGAAGGGGGCAGCCGGTGGCCGGTAGCATCGGCACCGCCTTCGTCGACGTCGCCTTCGATCCGAAACAGATCGAGGGGCAACTCGGCGGCCTCGGCGGCAAGATCACCGGGGGATTCGGCAAACTCGGCGGCGCTGCCGGCCTCGCAATGGCGACCGGCGTCGGCGCCGCGCTCGCCGGCGGCGTCGCCGTCGGCAAGTACCTCTACGACGTCGGCGCGCAATTCGACGATATGGCCGACACGATTCGCGTCGCGACCGGCAAGACGGGCAAAGAGCTCGATACGCTCGTCGGCGACGCGAAGAAGGTCGGCACCGAAGTACCGACCTCGTTCGCCGACGCCGGCAAGGCCGTCGGCTTCCTCTCTCAGCGGCTCGATATCACCGGCAAGCCGCTACGGACGCTCGCCGACCAGCTTCTCGAGGTGTCGCGGCTCACCGGCACCGACCTACAAACGAATATGGATTCGGCCGCCGGCGCGCTCGCGAAATTCGGCGTGCCGGCAGGGCAGGCGTCGGCGACGATCGACAAGCTATGGCGGGCCGCGCAGGCGTCGCAAACACCTTTCGCCGACCTCGCCGGCGAGCTCACGAAATTCGGCGTGCCGTTGCAGGCGTTCGGCTTCAACCTCGACGAGTCGACGGCGCTAATCGCCTCGTTTCACAAGGCCGGCGTGAACGTCCGGCCGGCAATGGCAGGGCTAACGAAGGGGCTCGCGACGCTCGCGAAGGCCGGCAAGGACCCGGTAAAGGGGCTACAAGACACCTTCGACACGATCAAGACGGCGAAGTCGCCGACCGAGGCGACGGCGGCCGCGATAAAGCTATTCGGCGCTCGAGCCGGGCCGGAGCTCGCGGCCGCGATCCGCTCAGGGAAGCTAGGTATCGACGACTTGCAGAAGGTGATATCGAAGGGCCGCGAGACGGTCATTAAAGCCGGCCACGACACCGCCGACTTTTCGGAGCAATGGAAGCTATTTAAGAATCGCGTCGCCGTCGCCGTCGGGCCGGCGGCCGAGGCGATGTTTGCCGGCATCGGCAAAGGGATGGAGGCGCTTAACAAGCAGATGCCGGCGATTCAGGCGGCGCTCGGCCGCGAGCTCGGGCCGGCGCTCAAGGGGCTCGGGCCGGCGTTCGCCTCGATCGGCGACTCGATCAAGCAGCTTACGCCGGTATGGAAATTCATCGCCGACGTCGCCGTCGCGAATATCAAGGTGATAGTCGCCGCGATCAAGGAATTCGCCGCGATCCTCGGCGGCGTTATCAAGATTGTGCACGGCCTGCTCACGCTCGACTTCGGCGAGGTGTGGGACGGCGCGAAGCAAATCGTCGAGGGCTTCCTCACCTATTACAAGACGATCGGGCAGGCGCTGCTCGGGCCGCTGATGGACGTGCTCGGGCCGATCAAGTCGGCCGCCGTCTCGGTCGGCTCGGCGATCCTCGACGGGCTCAAGGCCGGCGTCGCGCCGATCGTCGGGCTCGCGACGGCCGCCTTCGACGGCGTCCGCAACGCGATCACCTCGGCGGTCGGCGCAATCTCGTCGGCGGCGCACGCGGTCGGCACGGCAATCTCGACGGCGCTAACGACCGTGCTCTCGACGCTCGGCCGGCTCGCGACGACCGCCTTCGCTGCCGTCCGCACGGCGATCAGCGCCGCGACCGGCGCAATCTCGACGGCTGCTCGAGCGGTCGGCACGGCCGTCGCGACCGGCCTTACGGCCGTCTTTAACACGCTTCGCACGATCACGACGACCGCCTTTAACGCGGTCGTGGCGGCGATCCGCGCCGCGATCGGCTTCGCGACGACCGCCGCTCATGCTTACGCGCAAGCGGTCGTAACCGGGATCACGACGCTCTTTAACACGTTAAAGACGGTCGCGACGACGGCCTTTAACGCGGTCGTGAGCTCGATCCGCGGCGCGATCGGCGCCGCGACGACCGCCGCGACGGCGATCGGCACCGCGATCGTCGGCGCTCTCAGGGCCGGCCTCGCCGGCGTCTACGGCGCCGTGAAGGGTGGGCTCGACGCGATATGGCGCGCGATCACCGCCGTCGCCGGCGCTGCCGCCGGCGCTGCCGCGCAAATCGGCTCGGCGATCGTCGGCGGAATCGTAAGCGGGCTCGGCTCGCTCATTAGCAGCGTCGGCGGCGCGATCGCGAGCAAGGTGCACGGCGCGATCGATTGGGCGAAGGGGCACGTCGGCTCGACCGCCGAGGAATACGCGAAGTCGCAACTCGGCGACCCGATCCCCGTCGGGATCATTAAAGGCGTCGTCGAGGGCGAGAAGCCGCTCTCCGATGCGATCGCGAAGACGGTCGCGAGCGCCGTCGACGCCGGCCGCGTGAGCGTCGCCGCCGGCCGCAGCAAATTCTCGGGCGCGTGGGACGAAATCGCGAGCGGCGCGCTCGAGGCCTTCGACAAGATGAAGGGGCAACTTCGCACGAGCGCCGAGAAGATGCTCGATCAAATGGAGATTGCGCGGCAGGTCGCCGAGCTCAAGGCGAATATCGCGAGCGCGACGACGGAGCTCGCGGCCGCGCAGGCGGCGCAGGCGGCGCTAAAGCCGGAAGAGGGCGAGACGCCGGAGGCGTTCGCCGCTCGCGCCGAAGAGGCTAAGCAGCGCGTGCTCGCCGCCGAGCAGTCGCTCGCCGACGCGAACTACGAGCAGAAGCGCGTGAACCTCGAGAAGCTCGCGGCGTTGCAGCGAACGCAAATGGACGCTCGAATAGCGTCCGACCGCGAGAAGCTCGAGGCGCAGCTCGCCGCGCAAGGCACGGCGCTCGCGCAGGGAAATACCAACGTCGTCACCGCGCATAACAACTTGCTCAAGACGCTCGGCACCTACGGCGTTAAGTATCAGGCGGCCGGCAAGGTGCTCGGCGTCGCCTTCGTGAAGGGGCTCAACACCGACATTAACGCCGGTATGGCCGACCTCGAGGCGCTGCTCATACGGATACGAAACGCTATCTCGGCCGTGACGTCGGCTAACGCCGGCGTGCACGCGGCAGCGCCGGCGGCCGCAGGGCTCGCCGCCGGCGGCCTCGCCGGGCCGGTCGCGCTCGCCGGCGGCGGCTCGGGCGAAACGTTGTACGGGCGCCGGTCGCCGTTCGCCGGCGTCACCTCGGCGATTCGGTCGGCTCGGGCGCCGGCGCTCGAGATGCCGGCGACGATCGTCCGCGTCTACATCGGCGACGAAGAGCTCCGGGGGATCGTCCGCACCGAGGTCGGCTACGTCGACGACGCGACGGCGCGCGTGCTGCTCTCAGGGTCGCGAGCGTGAGCGCGCAGCCGCAACTCGCAGCGGCGCCGACGCTCGTGCTCGAGCTCGACGTCGACCGCGCCGGCGTCAAGATCACGGTCGGCCTGCCGGCGAGCTCGACGGCGCTCACCGTATGGCGCGTCTCGACCGCGACCGGCAATCAGGCCTACGTTCGAGGGTGGCAGGCGACGGCGACGAGCGCGAGCTCGCTCTCGATCTTCGATTGGGAAGTGCCGCTCGGCGTCGAGGTGACCTACTACGCGACCGCGACCGTCGCCGGCGTCGAGTCGGCCGTCGGCGCGAGCGCGCCGCTCACCGTCGACGACGACCAGGATTGGCTCGTCGACCTCGCCCGGCCGACTAACACCTTCCCGATTCTCGTCGAGGCGCTGCCCGAGCTCGCCTTCTCCGGGCCGATCGGCGTGCACCGCGTGCTCGACCGGCGCGACCCGATCCTTACGACGGCGGCGCTATGGACGCCGACCGGCACGCTCGCGTTCGTCACCGAGACGGTCGAAGAGCGCGACCGAGCTCGAGCGATCCTCGGCACCGGCGTCGCCTTCCTCTTGCGGACGCCGCCCGAGCACGGCGTCGGGAACCTCTACCTCGGCGTGACCGGCTTTAACGAGCAGCGCGTCTCACGGCTCGCGTTGCACGAAGATCGCCGCTTTTCCGTCGGCGTCGTGCAAGTCGCTCGGCCGGACCCGACGCTTTACGTGCCGATCCCGCCGCTTACGTATACCGACCGGCTCGCGACGTGGCCGCTTTACCAAGACGCGACCGCGACCGGCAACACCTACGGCGAGCTCGCCTACACGTTTCCGCCCGGCAGAATCGACCCCGGTCCGCCGTGGCCGCCTTCGGACGTCTAGCCGTGCTCACCGTCACCGACGAATTCAAGGCATCGGTACGGGAGTCGCACCGCGTCTCGTCGGCCGCGACTATCTACCCCGTCGACGGGCCGCCGGTCGTCGCGCAAGTAATCAGCGGCTCGATTCGCCTCGACCGCTCGGCGCGCGTCCGGCGCACCGGCTCGATCGTCGTCGGCTTCGACCTCTCCGAGAACCTCGACTTTGTCCGCGAACTGCCGTTCGGCGGCTACGTGAAACTCGAGCGCGGAATCTTGTATCCCGACGGCCGCTTCGAGCGTCCGGCGATCGGCTACCTCCGCATTAACACCGTCTCGTGGTCGGAGCTCGAAGGGCAGGCGACGCTCGAGCTCGCCGACCGTATGGCGCAAGTAAACGACGAAGTCTTCCGGGCGCCGTGGGCGCCGACGACGAAGCCGTCGCAGGCGATCACCGACGCCGTCTACGCCGTCTTTAAAGACGCGATCGCCTACCACGTCTCGACCGACCCGACCGACGAGACGGCGCTCGAAGACGCCGTCTACGACTCGGACCGAGGGCAGGCGATCGACGACCTCGCCTCGAGCATCGGCGCCGACGCCTACTTCGACGCCGCCGGCGACTTCGTGCTCCGGCCCGAGCCACCCGACCCGTCGACCGTCGCGCCCGTATGGGCCTACGACGTCGGCGCCGGCGGCAACCTCGAGGAAGTGAGCGAGAACCTCGACCGCTCAGCCGTCCGCAACGGCGTCGCGCTCAAGGGGCAGTCGAAGGCAAAGAACCCGCCTTTTTACACGCTCGTAAGCGACGACGATCCGAGCTCGCCGACGCATTGGGGGGGACCGTTCGGCAAGGTCGCGCTACTCGTCAACCTCTCCGCGATGCAGAACAAGAAGCAGGCGAAGGTCGCCGGCGCCGCGCTCTTGAACCTTCGCCTCGGCCTCGCGCGCACCGTCACGCTTCGCGGCGTGCCGATGCCGGCGCTCGAGCCCGACGACGTGATCGAGGTGCGCTACCTCGACGGGCGCACCGAGCAGCTACGCGTCGTCTCTATGTCGATGCCGCTCGACGTCACCGCGTCAATGGAGATTGTCGCCGCCGGCCACTATCGGCCGGCGACCGCGTTTACCTCGACGCGCTCGAGTCGTTACAAGACGATTACCGGGCCGGCAGCGTGGGCCGAGCTCGAAGACGCCGAGGTCGTGACGACGTGAGCAGCAAATCACCGCTACGGCCGATCACGCCGCTACGGACGCTTCCGATCGTCTTACGGGAGCTCGCCGGCGACCGAGGCCTCGTGCGGCTCTCGATCGGGCAAGTGACCGCGATACCCGACTCGGCGCACGTCACCGTGCAAATCGCCGACCCGCTCGAGGACGCCGACGCCGTGACGATCACCGTCCCGAAACTGAGCTCATACTCGCCGACCGTCGGCGAGCCGGCCTACCTACTCGTGTCCGGCTATTGGACGCTCGCAATCGGCACCGTCGCATGAAAGGAGACTAGGACCCTATGGGAGTTACAGGCGCACCGTGGTCGCTTCCCTACCCCGACTCAGACGACCCCGACGACGTCCCGGCCGACATTAAGAGGCTCGCCGACCGGCTACAAATTGTCCTGCCGTCCGCCTCGAGCGGCTCGCCGCCGACGACGCGCATCTACACGACCGGCGCCGGCACCTACACCGTGCCGGCGAACGTTAAGCAGATCGTCGTCGAGTGCATCGGCGGCGGCGGCGGCGGCGGCGGCGTCGGCTCGAACGCATCAGGCGGCTCAGGCGGCTCGAGCGGCGGCTACTCGCGCAAACGGATCACGACGCCGGCCGCAAGCTACGCCTACTCCGTCGGCGCTGCCGGCACCGCAGGCCCGTCCGGCGGCGGCTCACCCGGCGGCGCCGGCGGCGCGACGACGTTCGGCACGACGGTCGTCGTCGCGAACGGCGGGCCCGGCGGCGTCGGCACGACCAGCGCGACCGGCGGCGCACCCGGCGCCGTCGCGGCCGCCGGCACCGGCGACGTCGCCGTGCCCGGCAATCAAGGCCTACCCGGCTACACCTCGCCACAAGTCGGCGGCGCCGGCGCGCCGTCCGTGCTCGGCGGCGGCGGCGCGTGCGGCAACCTCGGCGGCAACGTCGGCGGCGCAGGCTCGACCGGCGGCGGCGGCGGCGGCTCGAGCGGCACGAGCAAGGCCGGCGGCGCAGGCGGCGCCGGCATCATCATCATTACGGAGCTCTACTAATGAACGGCGAGCCCGAAGTCTTCGCCGGCGAGTGGTGGACGCACGCCTACCCCGGCGCGCCGATGGTCCCGCTGCCCGGCTTCCCCCGATCCCTCTACCCGCCGGACGCGGCCGCCTACGGCAAGAAGCCGTCGAGCGACGGGCCGGACGTCGTCGCCTACAAACGCACCGTGAGCCGCGCCGGCCGGTGGCCGTGGCAGCCGTTCGACGACGCCTTCTCTAACGGCTTCGCGCACGGCACGAGCGGCAACGTCGGGCAGACAGGCCTCGCCGGCGTGCAACGGCAGCAACACGTCGACGGTACAGGGTGGCTCGGAAAAAAGACGTTCGACATACTCCGATCGATCGTCATACCCGACGGCCTGCCGCACGCCGGGCAGCAAGCAATGGACGCGACCGCCGCCGAGCTGCTCCGCGAGGCGTGGGAGCTCTTCGACGGCGCCGAGCCGGCGCCCGAAGACACCGGCACGCTACGGCAGAAGGCGCTCGAGCTCGCGATCGACGAGCTCGGCATAACCGAATCGCCGGCCGGCTCGAATCACACAAAGTACGGATCGTGGTACGGCGTCGATTATCAGCCGTGGTGTGCGATCTTCGTTACGTGGTGCTACGAGCACGCAGGCGCGTCGCCTAGCTTCGTGAAGGGCTCGCGGTACGCCTACTGCCCGTATATCGTCGGCGACGCCCGAGCGGGCCGCTACGGGCTCAAGACGACCGACGACCCGATACCGGGCGACGTCGTCGTCTACGATTGGCACGGCGACGGCGTGCACGACCACGTCGGCATCTTCGAGAAGTGGACGTCGGGCGCGACCTACTTTCAGGCGATCGAGGGCAACACCTCCTATTCGGACCAAAGCAACGGCGGCGAGGTGATGCGACGCGAGCGGTCGCGCACCGGACAGGGCACCGTTTTCGTGCGAGTGGCCGAGCCGTGATCGTCGGCCTCGTCTCCGAAGACGTGCTCTATACGCTCAACTCGCTCGAGATTCTCGGCATTATCTATCTCGCGATCGCCGTCTCGAAGCTACGCGAGAAGATCGCGCACGTCGAGGGCAAGCTCGACCAGCGCGACCGCGACAACGGACGCTAGCCGCGCTCGCGCAGACGCCGGCCACGGACGACCCATCCCTGCACCGTCGAGGTGCCGACGCCGAGCGCTTGAGCAATCTCGCCGCGCGATGCTCCCTCTTCCTCGGACGCCCGCAACGTCTCGAGGAAGAGCTCGTCGGCGGTCCGCTCTTTGTCGGCGTCAAGCCGCCGGCGGCGCGCGAGCAATGCTTGCAGCTTGCTCACCGTTTGCGGCGAGAGAGGCATAAGAGCGGAGCGACCCTAACGGAAGTTTGCGACCCCTCGGTCTTGCGATCCTTCGCATACGTCGATGCCGGCGGCCCGCCGACGAGCGCGCTACCCACGCCGCCGGCATCGCGTACAGCCGGCCCGGCCGCTGCCGGCGAGGGTGCTCCGCGCAAACCGGATGCCCATGCGTTACCAATGCCATAAACGTCGCGCGCCGACTCGAGGCCGAGCCGGCAGGCGATCACGAGCAGCGTAAAGAGCAGCACGAGCAGCACGAAGCCGCCGGCGAGCCAAGCGACGAGGTC